GTTAACTATTGCCATATCATCGGGATCAACGATGACTTTAACGCTAACAATTACGGGAACCGTTACCGCTGAAGTTTGGTATTGTCTTGAACAACTGCCTTACCCGGTATAAAAAAATAAAATCGCCGAAGCCTGGGATTTTTGCCGGTGGCCATTGGCCCCGGTTTTTTTTTATCAAAACTTTTATATATTTGAAAACTCATTAGCCGCAGCATGATTTATAAAGTTTTTAAATTCCTATTTTTTTGTTCAATTATTACGACCATGGGTTTACTATTGTTGGCTTTGTGGGCATTATATCTAATTTTATTAATATGAAATCATGGGAAAAAAAACTGTTAAAAGCAGCCGTTAAAATTTTAACGGTAAAACTTAATAATACTATTGAGCAAGCAGCTGACCGGATTGTAACCGGCCAAACCAAAAAAACGACAACAATAGACTTAAAAGAAACAGACTATAAAATAATTAAATAAAATGACAGATTTAAAATTTAGCGTAGAAACCATTTTTGTGCAAAGATTGTGCGAAAAATGTAAAGCCGGATACATGACATACACCGGATCACACTTGGAAGCAAAAGAACCCTCTTATCATCATCAATGCAGCAACCCAGCCTGCCAGGTAGTTAATTATATCCGAGGGCAGCAGTTCCCACAAATTAGAAACATTGTAGAGGAAGCAGCACTTCCCGGCAACGTGTCAAATATTGACATTGAAAAACACACTATCCCACTGGTAGACGATCAGAATAAACCCAATCTATCAATAATTTAAAAATTAAGTTACCATGGCAAAAATTAAAGATTTAAAAGGTTTTTTACGGGTTGTAATGCCGGTTCAAAAACTAAGCGATGCAAAAGAAACACCTATACAGTATTTAGTCGTAGAAGTTCCGGGTTATGTTAATAGCTACGGAGAAAAACAAGGAAAAGATCAACAATGGCTTATCCAGATTTTGGGCGAAAAACGGATAAATGATTTTAATATAAACCAGGATCATATCAATAAAAAAATACAAATTGATATTTTTACTGAAAGTTTTTGTATTGAAAGCAAAATAGAGGGAAAAAACCCCTTTTACGTTGTTAATAACACGCTATTTGCATTTAAAATTTTAGGGTAATGGATGAAAACCAAAAAATGACAATACACGAAAAAATTACACTGTCTGTAATTGTTTTTATGCTGTTTTTATCTATTTATTTAATTTTCTTTGGATAATAAAAAAATCCTATATTTGAACGCCCAGGCGAACGAATAAAGGCAATGTTGCGGAACAACCCCAAACAATAACCTGGGCGCCGGTCAGCACGACATTAAACCGATCTTTAATAAGGTCGGTTTTTTTTTGCCCTTATTTTTTTAAAATTCGTCAGATCGGCAACCATTGTAAAAAAACCGTAAATAAAACTTTATAAAACGAAAACTTTTAATTTACTTTACGCCGATAAATTAACATTTAATCCGCAACATTATGGAACTTACCGCAGTAACCACGGCACAGCGTACCGTAGAAAATCTCAATCTGGCAATTAAAAAAGCCAAACAATTAACAAATTATTTTCAAATCAGATTAACGGCAGATCATAACAGCTACGTTATTATTAACGTTTACGGAATGATTTTTATAGGCGTACCGGCAGACGAGGACACCCCTAAATTTTTTAGCAATCGCGACACCTACACAATGACCGGCCCGGATGGCACCCCGGAATTAAAACATTTACAGCGTTTATTTAAAAACCCTAAATTTTAACCATGACCCACGGAAGTTTATTTTCTGGTATTGGTGGGTTTGACCTTGCTGCCGAATGGATGAGCTGGGAAAATGTGTTTCATTGCGAATGGAACGAGTTCGGAAAGAGAGTATTAAATTATTATTGGCCTAACGCTATATCATACCATGACATCACAAAAACAGATTTCACTATTCACAGAGGATCAATCGACATTCTTACAGGGGGATTCCCATGTCAACCCTACTCAATGGCAGGAAAACGGAAAGGCAAAAACGATGAACGCCACCTGTGGCCGGAAATGCTTAGAGCAATTAGAGAAATTCAACCGCGTTGGGTTGTGGGCGAAAACGTTTTCGGCCTTATTAATTGGAATGGAGGGATGGTATTCGACGAAGTGCAAGCTGACCTGGAAGCTGCGGGGTACGAAGTGTGGCCGTATGTACTTCCAGCTTGCGCCGTCAACGCCCCGCACAGAAGGGATAGGATTTGGTTTGTGGCCTACGGTCACAGCAATGGACAGCACTGGAGCGACAGCGAACATGAAATCGAGCCAATTAAAAGAGGGGAGTATGCACTCAATGACATTGAGCAGGTTTGTGATGTTGCCTACACCAACCACAATGAAAGGCGGAGCGCAAAAGGTGGAAGGGTTAAAGAAAACGAGGCCATCGGGGCAGACTTACAGCAGTCAGCTGCAAGATTTAGCGATATCGGGATTACTACCAACACCGACGGCGATGGAGGGCGAAAAAATAACAGGCAAAGAAAATCAGGACTCATTAACAAAAAGAGCAAGATTAACGACTGGTCAAACTTCCCAACTCAATTCCCAGTTTGTATTGGAAATGATGGGATTTCCACCAAATTGGACAGAATTACCTTTTCTAAATGGCGAAAAGAAAGCATAAAAGCCGCGGGTAACGCAATAGTCCCGCAAGTAGTTTATCAAATTTTTAAAGCGATAAAACAATATGAAAGCAATATTTAAAAACCCTAAATTTTAAACCAATGGATGCAAAAGCACTAAAATTTTTAAAAGATGTTATAAAAGAGGAAAAAATAAAAGCCTCTTTTAGACACACGCAGGCGTTTAACGCCATTTTTGTAAAAGGTCGTAAAGATGTAACACGAGTGCAAAATATTTTGCACGTTCTGAACTATAAAATCTTATTTACACAACCTTTAAAGGATAACCATTTTGAAATACTTTTTTTAGAATGACACGAGTAATAAACTTTAGCGGCGGAAAATCATCGGCATTAATGACAATTTTACTAAAACCTACCCCGGATGATATTGTAATATTTTGCGACACAAAACGCGAACACCCCGCCACATATAAATTTATTGATGATTTTGAACAGCACGAAAAAATCAAAATTCATCGGGTAACTTATACAAACAAAAAAACGCCAAAGTTAACCGGCTTTGAAGCCTTAAACAGATCTAAAGTATATTTACCAAACAGAACGCACCGTATTTGTACAGCCCATTTAAAAGTAATAACAGCAAAACGATATTTACGCCCCCTGGTTGGTACATCATTTTATCAGTATATAGGTTTTCGATATGATGAAAAAAATCGGGTAGATAATTTTAAAAGCAGTTATAAAAAGGTTAAAACATTTTTTCCTTTATTTAATCAAAAAATTAATAAAGAAATGGTTAACCAATATTGGTTAACTAAACCCTATAAATTAGAAATACCTAGCATTTTAGGTAATTGCGATTTGTGTTTTTTGAAAGGCAAAAATGTAATAATAAGAATTTTACAACACTTTCCAGATCTGGCCGATAAATGGATAAAAGACGAGGAAGAAATGGCAGCCAGGAGACGATTAAAAACTACTTATTTTAAAGACTGCACATATAGAGATTTATTAAATATTGCTAACTCTCAAAAAACTTTATTTGATTCTGGCAACTTTGAACAAATGGCCCCGGCTTATAGTTGTTCGTGTACATCTTAAATATTTAAAATGAAAGCCAAACAAAAAATTTTTGTAGTTGCTGAAATACAGCCGTGTGCAGATATAGATAATCAGTTTTTTTTCACCAACTATAAATTTTTGATTTATTGTACAGATCGCAAAACAGCAGAAACAATTTTACAAAACGTTCAGGAACCTTATTATTATCTTACTATTTTAGAGATATACGAATAAAACAAAATCTTTAAAATTTAAACCTAGCCCAATTAAGCCAGGTTTTTTTATGCACAATTTAAAAGCATTTACAAGCCCGTAAACAGGTTTTTATATTGGTTTATCATATACGTACCATTGCTCGACAAAATGCCAAGAGATAAAACCCTTGCAAGTAATAAAACAAAACAATAGTTTTACAGTCCAGGCCGCAACATTATGTTAGTTGAACATTTACAAGTCCGATCTAAACAAATTATACACTATAACAGGTATATTTCAGATGATCCGTTTAGCAGATCGAACAAACAAAAACAAGCCGCAGAAAATTTAAAACTGCAAAAAACTTACACCGGCGTACTTTGCCCAGGCGCAAAAAAACGATTAACTAAAGCCCTTGAGTTATTAATAACAGGCGCAAAAGAAAAAACCGTAATCAAGCAAAACCACCATAAAATAAAATTTAGCGTAAATTTTATAACGTTTACAATTTATAGTTTCGGTAAAAAAGTACCGGCAAATGAAGCGGCCAAAAATTTACTTGAACCGATGCTATTATGGATGAAACGCAAACACGGGTTAAAATCCTACGTTTGGAAAGCAGAATTACAAGCGAATAGAAAAGACTGCAAACAATTACATTACCATTTAACTACCGACACATATATACCATGGCAAGAAATGCGCGACAAGTGGAACGAACTGCAAAAAAATTGCGGGTACCTGGACACATATTTTGAAAAATACGGCCATTATAACCCAAATAGTACAGATGTTCACGCACTTTATAAAATTGGCGATCCTGTTAAGTATATTACAAAAGAAGTTTTAAATGCTTCGGACGCAATCGAAAAAAAATATAAAGCAGCAATACAAAAAACAATAGGCAAAAAAGATATTTCTGATTATACGGCCAACGACTGGAATATAGTAAACGAAGTAACTAAAACCGTACAAAATCAGGAAAATGTAGGCGGCAAAGTTTGGGACTGTTCACTAAATTTAAAAGCGGGATCATATTACGAAACCATGCAAGACCAGGCCGTTATGGATAAAATTGAACGGCAAATAGAAGTAGAAAATATTATAAAAGTAGAAACCGATCATTGTAATATTTATAAATTCAAATCTGGCCCCGCTTACCAGGTACTAACCGAAAGATTAAAACAAGAATTTTTTAATAATACTAACCAAATCTATAATTATCAAAGACAGGCGCCCGCCATTGTTTCAGATCCTAGCCCACCACAACCACCAAAGCCAAAAATTAATTTTTATATAGACCAAACTTTGTTTAATAAGTCTTAAAAACAAAAGTTTTGTTGATAATATTGTTAATTACTGTATTTTTCCGTTCGCGCAATAGCGCGAAGTTATCAAAAAAAAAAGATTCGTTTTTTTTGCCAAAATCAAAAAAAATATTTTCATATTTGAAAACCAGGCAAAGGCGCGCGTAAATGCGTTTAAATTGCTATGGATCAAAGTACAAAAACGGTTTTAATAGTTGGTGGCCTTGCAGTTTTTGGCCTTATGTTGCTTTCTTCAAGCGCATCCGCAACTAATACAGCTTACACCCCATCGCAGGATCAAATAAATTACATAATAAACGCCGAGGGTTTTAGTCCCACAGCTTACGCAGATCCACCAAATCAAACAAATACCTACTCCATTGGATACGGACACCAAATACAACCATCCGAAAATTATTTAATAAACTCAACAATCAGCAAAGCGCAAGCGTTACAATTTTTAAATAATGACATTGCGCCCTTAATAACTCAAATAAATAACGCTGATTTAAGTTTTACACAAGGGCAGTTTGATGCTGCATTAGATTTAGGATATAACGCGGGACCAGGCGCGTTAAATGGCTTAATATTTCAATTTGTAAACAATGGCGCCGACGCGGTCGCGGAATGGTTGCCTAATCATTATATCACAATTAATAAAGGCGCAATAGTTTTACAAAGTTTGGTAAACCGCCGGTTAGATGAGGTAAACACCTGGAATAATTAAAAAATGAAAACTAGCACCGTTTTAATATTAGCAGGAGTCGGCGGACTTATTTTATATAGATATGGTAATTTAGCTGTTGCGTCAAATGACTTAAATATCTCTTTTAATTCTATTGATATTAGTAATTTTCCTAACGCAAACGTTAGTATCTTGGCTCAAAATGTTACCAATACCCCAATAACAATAAACGCCTTAGTTGCCAATTTAACCGCGCAAAATTCCCAGGTCGGAACCTTATCTTTATTTAATCCGGTAACTATTGCAGCAACGTCGCAAACTGTAATAAATTTAAACTTTACGGCTTCGGTTTTTGGTTTACCGACCGCCGTAATAAATACAATTACGAACGCAACCGGAAATTTAACATTCAATATTCAAGGAAATATAAACGTTCAAAGCATACCGGCCCCGATACCGTTTAATATTACTCAAAATTTTGTAAGTGGTAGCTAAATGGTTTCTATTTCAGCAGTTAAAAATAAATTGCCGGAACGTAACCGGGAAATTTTGTTATTAAGCAATCAAGATGAAAAGGATATAATCAGGCATATTTTAAAAGTACACAATGAATTTTCTGACGATTACAATAATATCACGCAATATTTTGACACTGGCGACATTTACGAAACGTCCGGCAAAATATGGCATTTTTTAAAAGATAATTTAAAATACGATGCTGAAAGCGTACACGATCAAACCGTAAGAAGCCCGGCCCGTATTTTAGACAGTAATACCCCGGTAGATTGCAAACATTATAGCCTTTTTATTGCTGGAATATTAGCAGCAATACAAAGAAAACGACAAACAAATTGGGATTGGACATATAGATTTGCTTCATACAATTCTGACCCGTCGGCAGCTCATGTTTTTGTAGTTGTAAATACTGATGAGGGCGAATTATGGATAGACCCGGTTTTAGATTATTTTAATGAAGATAAAAAACCAACTTATAGTTACGACAAAAAACCTATGGCATTATATAAATTAAGCGGCGTTAATGACCAGCCAACAGAACAGGCAGGCTACACGCAAGTAGTAAATACACAGGCGGCAATATCAAATTTTTTAGTTTGGGTAAATATTAACTTTTTAGGTTTAAAAACATTTTTAAAAAACAATCCGCAAATTGTTCAAACTGAAATAAAAGACTATTTTCAAAAAAATGGTTTTCCTTACGAAACCCTTTTAAATTTATTACAATAATGGCTAAAAAATCAAATATATTATTGATCGGCGCAGCTGGAGTAGGCACGTATCTGTTATTGAAAAAATCAGGTAACGCGCAAACAACCACAACAGCATTACCAGCTGCACCTGGCAGTAATTTAGCCGTTAATACAACCAACCAACTTTACGGCATCAATAGCGGTTTAAAAGGTGGTAACGGAAGTTTTAACACAGTTAGCAATTATGCGCAACTTGCTGCCCAAGTCCCAAATTTGACTAATGTTAATTATCAGCTTTCGGACTCTGAAAAAACGCAATATTTGGCTAATTATTTAGATCTGCAGCAGGGACTACCTGGCTGGATCGGACAAAAACACAACGGCGTTAAAATGAACTCTATAAATGATGCTATTCAGGTTCACTGGTCAGTTTACGGCGTACCTGAACAACGTATATTTTTGCCTCTTGTGCCGCCATCTGGTGTTAATTTTATACCACCGCCACCTAACCCAAAATCATCAGGCGGCGGTTTGTTTAAAGGGATATTAGAGGGTTTAACGGTCGCCGGTGGCATAGCTTTAACAATAGCAAGCGCAGGCGCAGCGGCCCCGATTGTAGCCCCGGCAGTTGCAGCAACTTTAACCAGCACAGCCGTAGCGACTGAACAAAACGTAATAAAAGGAATTAACACGCCCTCGGCTTTATTAAATGATCGGGAAATTGAAATATTAGTGACCGGCGCAGCAGTAGCAAAAAATATTTTACCTATGCTTGCAAAGGCAAACCCGGCACGTGCTGAAATAATAAATAAAGCAATTAACGCACTTGTGGCACAATACAATTAAAATGGCAACACCTTTAGAAACAATCCGAAAAAAAGCAAAAGAACTGCAAGCAGTTAAAAATATCTCTTACCAGGCAGCACTAAAAAAGGCAGGCGCCGATTATCGCGCGGGTAAATTATCGGGCGTTAAAAAGAAAATAGCAAAAAAACCATCAGCGCGTAAAATTGCAATTAAACCAGCAGCAAAAAAACGCTCAATCGTCGGCAAACTTAAAGAGGTCAAAAAAATTAAGCATTGCGTAGTATCGGGAATTAAAAAGCCGCGCAGCACCAGCCAACTACAAATAGCGCAAAGTCTTTTAAAAACGTTTAAGGCGCGCGTAGAAAGTTCAAAAACTACGGCTACTAAAAACCATTATAAACGGCAATATAATCGCGTTTATGATGTAATTGAACATTTAAAAAAAAATGCATAAAATGAAAGGCAAAGCCCCGATTTTTATAGGTAAAAATTCTGTTGTAGAATTTACCGGACTGCTTTTAATTACGGATCAATCGGGCAAAACTTATAAAGGTTATGCCCAGCGATATTTAACAGATATTAACGATTTGCATATAACACGCAAAAAAGGCGACATTGAGTTTTTCACAGAAAACGACGAAATTGTTAACAACATATCCACATTCAAAAACTTATAAACAAAAACAACAAAATGGCAAAGTACAAAATGCACAGGAAACGCCGCAAGGTAAGCGGAGTAACTAAACACCACCACCACCGCCGCCGCCGTAGAATGGGCGCAATTTCCGGCGGTTTGTCACAAGTCTTAGAACTCGCTGGCGGCATTACTTTAGGCGCAATCGCAGGACGCGAAGTCGCTAATTTAATCGGGCAAGCTATACCGTCAGCACAAGCCAATCCGCTATGGGTAGGCGCGGCAGAACTTGCGGCCGGTGTAATAATTGCAAAAAAAGGTAAAAGTAGCTTAATTAAAGGCATTGGTTACGGTATGATTGCAAACGGCGGCACCACCGCAGTAGTAGCGACCGGTATCATTTCCGGCGTACCTGGAACAATGACCTATAAATTAAACGGCGTTAAACCTATGGGCAATATTAAATATATTGCAGGCGCTACTAATCGCATCGGCGAAACCGGACAGTCAAACCTGGCCTTTGTTGCCGGTATGAAAAAGAAATCCGTTGTAGGTTAATTTTTAATCAATTAATTTTTATCAAATAACCATTAAATTATTTTAAGAACATGGCATCAATATTTTTATCAGGCCCAGGTGAAAGAGCGCAATATAAACAGGCTTATGACCTTTTGTCAAAAACGCCAGGCGTTTCAGCTACTGCACTTGAAAATGCAGTATTAACCCAATCTTTTTTACGTTCAATTATTCCTTTGAACGCAACAGCAACCAGCTTTACCTGGCAAATTTTATCAAACCAAAATAACACCGGCACAACGATACGCCCGGACGAAGTACGGCTAAACCAACAGGACGCCGTTTTTGTTAGTAAAATATGGGTGTACATTTTTACCTCATCGGGCTATGCTTACGCGCCTCAAACTTATCCGAACGCGCAAACTTTTCCGACCGGTGCGGCTGGCTTGTACGCGTTTTATAATGGTAATTTGTCGATCAACGTAAATAATAGCGTTATTGTGCCTAACTACGCAATGACTAAATTTTTACAGATCCCACAAACCCAGCTAACCGCGGCAACTAATAGCCCCGTTACACAATTTGACGGTACACTATTATTGCCGTGGGAACCTAACGTAGTTTTTGGCGGTACTTATCAAACTACTGTATCTGTAAGTTTACCGCAATCAATCGGAACGATTGACGCAAATACTTATGCTGCACTATATGTAGAGGGTATCAGAGCGCAAAACGTTTGCCTGGGCGCATCTAACTAATTTAATTGAGGTGTTTTATATTAGCGCGGCCACCTGATCGGGCCGCGCTTAATTTTCAAAATTATGCAACTAAGAAAAACCCAGCTTGTTGAACTTGTTATACAAGGGCAAACCGGCGGCAGCACGCAAACACAATTTCAATTTACGCCACAAACCTATTTACAAAATAAAAGAATGTGGCAGCTTCAAGTATACAGTATTAACGATGTAGCGGCAAGCCCTATAAGTGGTAACGCGTTAATTACATCGGCAGAAATGAAAACAGCTTATTTAACGCTGTATTTTGCTGATCCTGATTTTAACAGTAACAACAACGGGACGCAGCCTTCAGGGCAGTATGTACAATATCGCAGCCTTTGGACGTTTCATTGCATCGACAATCATACCGACCCATATGTTTTTAATTTGCCAGATTTAGCTGGCCAAATTGTAACATGGGAGAAATCATTTGTTACTTTTACATCGGCTTTAGGCAATACATCAAACCTTTCGGTATTGTTTGACGTCGCATATAGTGATTAAATTTTTAAACAATGGCAGAAAGACCGGCGAAAATTGGAGTTGATGGACTCCTTAATTATTGGGATGATACAAACGACGGCATACCTTATTTTTCAATATGGTGGACTTCTCGCGAAAAAGCAACCCAATACAACGGTACTGACATAGAAGAAGCCCGGAACAAAATATCAAAGTGGCTAAGTGTAAACGACGTTCCGGGCGATACTTCGCTTTATTATTTGCGTATTCAATCAGAACCCGAAAAGGCCTATAAATGGAACTCACCAATAGTTGAAAGCATCCCTTTTAGGTTTAACGCACCCCAGGGCGCGCAAATTAACGGCACAGATTACGGCATGATGCAAGCGATTGCAGGAATCCGGGAAGATATGGCCGAACACCGCCGCCAAATTGAAGAACGCTTTGAACAAGCAGAACCGGAAATAGATCCACAAGAAAAAATGTGGGCAAAAATTAACGGAATTTTAGAAAACCCTAACATTGGGCCGGTAATTGGTGGCGTTATTTCCTCAATCATCGGTAAATTTATACCCAGCATGAACACACAAACCCAGGCCCCACGCGTAGCTATTAACGGCGTAAATGATGCAGCAGCACCAGCAGCAGCAGCACAAGAAAACGACACCGATAATTTTCAAATTATTAACGATGCTTTAGTAAGATTGCAGGACCATTGCGATCTTGCCAAAGATTTAACACTATTAGCAGATATGGCCGATAGTAACCCGAATCAATTTAAGTGGCTTTTATCAATGCTAAGAAAATGAAAGACAACACACTACTTTATATAGGTATCGGCGCGGCTGCCCTTTATTTTATTTTTAAAAATAATGAACAAGGGCCGGCATCAGCGCCCCAAGTAACAGCAACAAATCAGGGCGGCGCAACTGTTTTACCTACTCAAACTAACCCGTTATCAGCTTTAATTTCAGCCGGTACAGGTTTATTAAATATTTTTAAAGGTCAAAACGCAACGCAAGCACCGCAGGCCTCACCCCTTACAGCTGTAAGCACAACCGGAACGGCTGGAAATGATATTTTCGGAAATTCTCCATCATCACCGTATTACGGTATAGAACCCAATCCGGCAGCAACAACAACCAGCACACCAGCCCCGGCGGCGCTTACTGTTAACAACTCATTAATTCAACCGGCAACAATAACAAATAGCCCGTTTATATATTCGGAAGCAACCGACGAAACAAGCGGCGTTTATAATAGTGAGGACTCTTACGCAAATGAGGGATAATACGATCTTATGGCTTATAGGTGGCGGCGCGCTTGCCTATTATTTGTATCACAAAAACAAACCGGCAACAGCACCAGCAGCAGCACCGGCAGCTTTGCCAGCAGCACAACCAGCAGCGGCCCAAGTACAGGCCTCAACAGTTATACCGGTAACAACAACGCCACCGGCCGGAAATACTTTGCAAAACTTGCAACCGGCAACCGTTATAACCGCGCCGACTATTGCCGCGCCCGTAACATCAGCACCTAATAATATTATCACATTGCCAGGCGCGTTAATAAGCACCCAACAAACCGCAGTAGAAACGCCTACTTTGATATTGCCAAGTGATGAAAAATTTCAGAAATTTTTTAACGGAGATTATTTGAATTCTAACTTAATAGAGGTATAAGATGAGTGAAGAGAACCAAGATCATATCGAGGACTTATTGGTTAAAATTGGCATTGGAGTTGCAGCATATTTTTTTGTTATTAAACCGCTATTAAATGACGTTGGCGCAAATCCGGAAGCAGCTGCAACCGTTCAAAATGCAATAGTAACAAATCCAAACGTTAACCCGTTTAGCTATAATTTTTCGCCGTTCCAACAAGCGGCCGCAAACTTTTTAACTACTCCAAATTCCCAGGTATACGGCCAGGTAAATAATTTGCAGCAATGGTATCAGGCACTAAACCAAAACCAAAACGGTAACGATTTTACGGGCATACAAACGGCGGTAGTCGCGGAAAATCTTTGGTCACAAGTTAACCCCGGCTTTTTTAGTTCATTGCTTTCATTAACATCTAACACTAATACTATTTTAGGCTGTTTTGATGCTGTAAGCACGCAAACGCAATGCGCAGGAATAGCGGCTTATTTATATTACATTTATGGCGCTGACCTTATCACATCGTTAACAGGATCTTTATTTAAAAGAGGTTTAGCGCAATCCGATCTAAGTAATTTAATCAATAAAATAAACGCTTTACCACAATGATAAACCCCCAGGCAGTAAAAAACGGACAAATTTTAATAGAGGGCGGCGCAACCTATTATTATACTTTTCAGGCTTTTTCAACAGTTACCAGCCCCTGGATAAATTCAGATTGCAACGAGATTGCATTTTGGAATACAGGAACGAGTAATGCAGTAATTAACAACGTTATTAATTTACTGCCTAACGATTTTGTCAGCTTAAACGGAAATATCAACGAGCTGGATAAAACGCAGTATGTTTATAGTTTTACGGGAACCGGCACGAATTCGCTAATCGTTATCAAAAAAACCTATTTATAGTATGTCAATAGTTTTCGGAAATAGTACCGGCACGCCGGTAACATCGACCGTTTACACAGCTGGCAATATATCCGGGGACGGATCAATAGGTAACCCGATTGTATTAATTTCTTCGCCAGCTTTAATCGGTGCGCCAACTGCACCAACACCAACAACAGGTAGCAATAACAACTATATAGCTACCACGGCATTCGTAGCGGCAACAGTTGTAAGTTATGCGCCTTTAAATTCTCCGGCATTTACAGGAACGCCAACAGCGCCAACAGCTGCACCTGGAACCAATACTACGCAAATCGCAACAACGGCTTTTGTAGTGGCAACAGTTGTGAGTTATGCACCTTTAAATTCTCCGGCATTTACAGGAACGCCAACAGCACCGACACCAACAACCGGCGACAATAGTACAAATATTGCAACGACAGCGTTTATAGTAACTGCTTTAACGCTTTACGCGCCTTTATCTTCTCCAGCATTTACCGGAACGCCAACAGCGCCAACAGCTGCACCTGGAACCAATACTACGCAAATCGCAACTACGGCTTTTGTCCAAACAGCAAACGGCGCGTATTTACCGCTAACCGGTGGAACTATAACGGGATCAATTACGGTAAATAAAGGCTTTTATACGTCGGGTAGTTTTAGCGCTGCAACATGGGCCACAAATAACTATAACACAGCGACAGGTATAAATATCAATATTGCGTCCGCTACTTATACAGATACAACAGGTTCAGGTACATTAATTTATAATTCAGCAAATCAATTCAACCCCCCGACCTTAGCCGCATCTAATACAGTAACATACAGTTATGCTGCAACCGTTGTAATAACAGGCGGCCCATTAGCCGGAACAAATGTTACTATTGGTCAATCAGCGTCTTTAATTGTTTATAATGGACTTTCGTGTTTTAACGGCGGTATTTCGACCGCAATAGGAACAACGCCTGCAAATTTTTATACTCCGGGTTCTACTCTTTTAGCATCTTCTGCTTTATCATCTTTAAATTTTGCAGGATCAACTGGAATTAATACCCGTATATTTTCAAATGCTACTACTAATCAAACGTTAACTGCAAATTATAACTACGCGACGGTTATAATAGGATCTGCAGCAGTATTAACAGCAGCAACCGGGACACATGGGTTTGTAGCCAATATGGTAGTAAATACGCTGGGATCAATTGCTTCGGGCGGCGCAGGTGTTACTAATACGGCTACTCTTTACGTAGCCACAGCATCAGGCGCCGGAACAAATCAATATTCCTTATATGTTGCTGGTGGAACTTCCTATTTTGGCGGAATTTTTAAATTTTCAGCAACAGCACCTACTGCCTATCAGATCCCGGTCGTAAATAGTGGAGTTACCGCAATGACATATGTATACTCAGGTCAAACTAATACGACACTATCGGCTATAAATTCGACAGGTACCGCAACAGCTGCACAAATCGCTACTGGAACAATAACAAGCACCAGCCCAGCAATTACTAATATAACCCTGGACAGCGTTGCAAATATTTACTCAACTCTCGGAGCCTCTCAGGGTACCAGATTTAAATTTAACGTCGATAATGTCGGCGGCGCTTCATTGGTAACTATTGTATTACCAACAGGAATAACGGCCGGTAGTGTTTTGACAGGTGGCACGCTTTTGACTGTTGCCGCTGGTACGGTCGGTCAGTTTGAACTATATGTACATTCAAATACTTCTATTAACATAGCCCGTTTATATTAAATTTTATGCCCATATTATTAGGAAATTCAAACGGCGCCGCTAATTTAACGGCCACAGTTACAACCAGCAACGGAATAACCGGTAACGGATCACCGGCAAACCCCGTACAATTAGGCGGAACAGTTACCGCGTCCCCTGTTATAAATATTAGCGGATCAAATCAAATTTTAATTCAAGGCGTTAACGGATTGGGATATTATCAAAATATTATTTCTAATGTTTGGGAATATGTGGTAACAAATGGAACCGGACTAATTGGTATATCTATTGATTCAACAAACGGGATAATTATAAACGACAATATTTTAAATAATGGAATAATAGGGCAACAGCTCTATAACGTTTCAAATCCTAAACAGTTTGCACAATATGGGAATATACCAAACGTATCAAATACGCCTAAAATTGTCAAAGCAAATTTATTTCCGGCCATCACATCGACAACGGTGGTTTTTACATACACAAACCCCGGGCCTGGAATAAATTTATATCGGTTAAATACTAACTTTTCTTACAATTCAGGAACCGGGACTGCAGCATTAGCGGCAACCGGAATTGACGCGGCCAGCAATGCCTATAACATAGCACGCGGATCATTAATTTCAACAGGTTCAAATTATACTAGTCCGTTAACTATTGCCATATCATCGGGATCAACGATGACTTTAACGCTAACAATTACGGGAACCGTTACCGCTGAAGTTTGGTATTGTCTTGAACAACTGCCTTACCCGGTATAAAAAAATAAAATCGCCTACGCCTGGGATTTTTGCCGGTGGCCATTGGCCCCGGTTTTTTTTTATCAAAACTTTTCTATATTTGAAAACTAATTAGCCGCAACATGATCTATAAAGTTTTTAAATTCCTATTTTTTTTTCAATTATTGCGGACATGGGTTTACTATTGTTGGCTTTGTGGGCATTATATCTAATTTTATTAATATGAAATCATGGGAAAAAAAACTTTTAAAAGCAACCGTTAAAATTTTAACGGTAAAACTTAATAATACTATTGAACAAGCAGCTGATCGGATTGTAACCGGCCAAACAAAAAAAACGACAACAATAGATTTAAAAGAAACAGACTATAAAATAATTAAGTAAAATGACAGATTTAAAATTTAGCGTAGAAACCATTTTTGTACAAAGATTGTGCGAAAAATGTAAAGCCGGATACATGACATTCACCGGATCACACCTGGAAGCAAAAGAACCCTCTTATCATCATCAATGCAGTAACCCAGCCTGCCAGGTAGTTAATTATATCCGCGGGCAGCAATTTCCACAAATACGAAACATTGTAGAAGAAGCAGCACTTCCCGGCAACGTGTCAAATATTGACATTGAAAAACACACTATCCCTCCGGTAGACGATCCGAATAAACCCAATCTATCAATAATTTAAAAATTAAGTAAAATGGCAAAAATTGAAAATTTAAAAGGTTTTTTACGGGTTGTAATGCCAGTTCAAAAACTAAGCGATGCAAAACAAACTTCTATTCAATATCTGGTCGTAGAAGTGCCGGCCTATGTTAATAGCTTCGGCGAAAAACAAGGAAAAAATCAACAGTGGCTTATCCAAATCCTGGGCGAAAAGCGCATAAATGATTTTAATATAAACCAGGATAGTATCAATAAAAAAGTTGAAATTGATATTTATACCGAAAGTTTTTGCATTGAAAGCAAAATAGACGGCAAAAATCCTTTTTACGTTGTTAATAACACGCTCTCCGCATTGAAAATTTTAGGGTAATGGATGAAAACCAAAAAATGACAATACACGAAAAAATTACTTTGTTTGTAATTGTTTTTATGTTATTTGTCTGTATTT